ACAAAATAATACTCTTACTCTATCGGGGTTACAGTCTGGTGATTTTGTAATGTATGCAACTTGTGGTAACTGGGGCGAGATATATACGAATATTTCAGCTACTAATTCTGGAACTATAACATCATTGTCTAACGTTAATATTAGTATGGATATCAATCCAACGATGAGTAAAATATTTTACTATTTTGTAACAGGAACTGAAACAGCTATAACTCCATCTACTGGAGGTTCTGATGGTAATAATTTAGCAGTTGTTTTTAGGAATGTTGATACGTCTAACCCTCTTGACGTAACACATACTACTAATACTTCTTCCGGTGATCCAAATCCACCAAGTATATCACCAGTAACAAGTCCAACTATGATAGTTGTTTTTGGTGTTAAACAAGAATACCAAAATAACCCACAAGATATGACTTTAACAGCACCGTCAGGATATACACTAGCAACAGTTTCTAATCAACATAATAATAGTGAATGTATAATAGGAGCGGCTTATAAAGAACATACATCTACAAATTCAGAAAATCCTGGTGCTTTTTCTCCAAATACTACTGGAGGTTTCAGTATTGCATACACTTTTGCTTTGAGGGGGGAATCATAAATGTCCACTTTTCCATACTTAGTAAATGAGAGTTTTTATAAAGCAGATGGTAGTAAATATCCAGACAGTACAATTGTATATGGAGCAAAGAATAATGATGGAACTGATGTAAAAGAATTGCAAGTGGGTGTTTTGACTAATGAAACATCATCAATAAGTGAGACTGCTCTAAGGTCATATAGAGGATTTAATCCAGGAGGAGGAGATATAATATATGCTGATGATTTTGTTGCTTCTGCCACAGATGTAACATCAGGAAAATCACAATATAAAGATACAATTACTTTGACTGGATTGAAGTCAGGTGATTTTGTAATGTTTGCTATGGTAAGTGATAGTGCCCTCAGTAATCCTTCTATCACAGCAACAAATGCCGGAACAATTTCATCAGTTATACAAGCACATACTAATGATAATCCTGGACATGCGATCTTTTATTTTTTCGTAAATGATACTAGCACTGTTATAACTCCAAATTTTACTAATACCCCATATTGGACTCCCAATAATTTAGCAGTTGCATTTAGAGGTGTTAATCCATCCAATCCATTAGATGTAACACAAACTAATAATGTAACCTCGGGGTCCAGTGCTAGACCAAATCCACCATCTATAACAACTGTAACAAATAATTCACTAATTGTTATTTTTGGTTTTCTTGATGATAAAGATGTCGCTGATAATAGCGGAAATCCCTTAACAGCACCTGATTTTTATACATCTGTAGGTAGTAACTTTGATAACACTACCCGCTCGCCATCTACCGGCGGTGGAAACGCATCTGTAATGATTGCAACTAAATTGCAGTCAACAGCAGGAACAGAAAATCCGGGTGCTTTCTTTGGTTCTAGTGATGAAAATGTAGCGTTTACATTTGCCCTTAGATCTACATCTAATAGTTCCAGCAATGTTTATCCAGATTCACAAAAAAGATTTTTCTTTGTTAGGCCAAATACAGATATATATGGACTTATCACAAATAAGATAACCCCAATTTATTTGGATATAAGTGGAAATACTTTAGCAACACTTGGGATGACTTCAGCAGGTGTATCAACTGATTATAAATTTTATGATACTGGAACACTTACCGTGTCGTTAACAAGTCAAGATAGTTCTAACGCTCCTTCAGATATAGATACTGGTACGTCATTTCAATGGTATTATTCTACAGTTGAAAATCAAAGAGGATATTTGTCTCAAGAAGGATTGATTTCATATCCAATAACCGGACAAACCACAAAAAATTATACACCATCAGTATCAGGAACTCCAGGATCAACTGCCAAATCAGTAAGATGTGGTGTTACGTATGCTTCTGGTGCTAAAACTGTTTATTCTCAGTGGACTCCAACAAATACTTATTATTATGCACTTGCAACAACAACTGGAGCACCTATACTGGCACCTGGAAACACTGGTTCATTTGTATTGAGTGGATATGTAGGAACACCAACGACTTTATATTACTCCATAGACCCATTACCTGGTTACAGTTTATCTAGTTCTGATTTTTCTAATGGGTCTTTAAATGGAACTTTATCTGTTAGTAATAGTAATAGTGTGGCAATACCAATTAGAACAACAAATGCTTCTCTTGGTAAATTGTTTAATGTCAATATAAGACAAAATAGTACATCTGGAACAATTGTCGGTACAAGTAGTAGTATTACAAGTGATTTCAAAAGTTCTGGCAATGCAGCACCAAGTCTTGGAAGAACATTTAAAACAAATGGTAGTTATTCATGGTCCGCAGCCAGCTGGGCGGGGTCGGGATGGCAAAATATTTTTAGCGGTGTTCCCAATAGTAGTAACCAGGGATTAAATAATATTTCTGCAGAAGTAGCACTTGGATTTGATTTTAAGATAGATGGGAATACATATACATCGGTATATGTGACAAATCATGCTTGGTTGCAGTTTGGAACCGGTGCTAGCACAACATCAGCTGCTGGTAGTGGAGTTGTTAGATTTAAAATTGGAATCGATGATCAAACAACGAACAATTCAGACCGATCATTATCTTATATTGTCAGAGCTGCAAAACTTGTTAAGAGTGATTTTGTAACTCTCAGATTAGAATGGGGAACAGGTTATAATAAAACTTTTAATTCGGCTAGAAGTGAGATAGGTACGGACTACGGATATATGTGTGCTGAGGTAACATTTGTAAAAGGTGATAAGTACGGAGTACCAATTATTGAAATTAGAGTTGGGCAATCTGCTTTTGCTTCCGCACATAGTATGTGGAATTCAGATTTTACATGGAGTTTATTATCTGATACTGGATCAACAACATTAGCAGACTATGGTACTAGTCAAGATACAAGCACAGTATTAGTAGCGAATGATGCAAATGGGAATTCATGGACCTCACATAGTGCATCTTCTTTAATATTACCAGAATCTTATTCACTCTCTCATTCAGGTAATGCTACAGAAGGAAGTACATATGCATTTACTCTTACTACATTCAATGTAAACAACGGGACAACTCTTTACTATGATATTGTTGCTGGAGATTCGGGAAATACACCAACTGCGGCAGATTTTGAAGGTATAACTTCATTGACAGGAAATTCATTCTCCACCACAAATGACTCCACGACAATTAATTTATATCCAAAAAATGATGGCACTGCTAGTGAAAATGAAACATTTAAACTCAAGATTATTGATCTTCCTGGAAGTCTTGGAAGTCAATTAGCAATTAGTAATAGTGTAACTCTTGTTGATGGTGGAGTTGTTTCTCATAGTGTAAGTCCTTCGGCAACATCTGTGAGTGAAGGTGGAAGTATTACATTCACAGTAAACACTAGCAACGTGGTAGATACCACCCCACTTTATTATACAATAGATAGTGATACCAATGGTACACTTTACGGATCTTCGTCTGATTTTACTTCAAGTTTATCAGGACTTATTGGTAATGTTTCTAGTAATACAGTATCAAAAGCAATTACTGTTGCAACTGATAGTTTGTATGAATCAGATGAAACATTCTATTTTAGTGTAAGAACAGGTTCTACCAGTGGAACAATTGTAGCTAGATCATCTCAAATAACAATTACTGGATCAAGTATTTCAATTAGTGCTACTAATACTCACCTTATTAATAGTCAAAAAACATTTACAATCAACACTGATAATGTTACTGGAACGCTTTACTATTTTATTACTAGCAATTCAGCTGGAGATTCTACAACTGGAATTACTGCCAGTGACTTTCAAAACAATATTATATCCGGTTCATTTACCGCTGGAAATAATGTAACTATCACATCATCAAATACTGCCAGTGCTAGTAGACCATATTACCTTGCCATTAAAACAGATAATAGTCTTTCAGCAACTACTAGAGCTATTTCAAGTCAAATAACACCTACATCTGCAACATATGATAGTCTAACAGTAAATACACAACAACCATATATTGGTGGAAATGTTGTGTTTACCCTTGCAACAACCGGTGTTCCTAATGGAACACCACTAAAATATTTTATTACTAGCAATTCTTCTGGGACACAGCAATCTGGAGGGTCATTTGTAGAGGCATCTGATTTTAGTCCAGCATCCATGACTGGTACTTTTAATACAACTAATAATTCAACAACAATAACATTGACGCATTCTTCGACTGGAACTGCAAATGAGCAATATTATCTTGCAGTAAAGAGTGATGGTGCTTCAACATCTGATACTGCATTAGCAGTATCTCCATTAATTACACTGCAAGCGGCTCCAGATATTGCTGTTGTAACTACAGGAACATCACAAAATCGAAATACAATTACCTTGAATGGATTACAATCTGGTGATTTTGTAATGGGTATTTGTGCTGCAGACTATGGTAGTGTTTACACTCCCTCAGCAACAAATGCAGGATCTATTACACAAATTCGTAGGGATACAGGTACTTCACCGAGGCATATGATATTTTACTACTTTGCAACTAGCACTACATCTGTTATAACTCCACCATTACAATATGCAAACAATGGAGCAATTGTTTTTAGAAATGTAGATACATCTCAACCCCTTGATGTTGCTTACAACAATTCATCTCATGGAAGAGGATCATCTGGAAGTAATGCAACAGTGAACTCTATAACAACCGTAACAGATAATGCCATGGTTCTCGCTGCATTGGTTCTTGATGATGAAGAGTATGAATATGATATTAGTGCTCCACCATCTGGATATACAGAGGGGGTTCATGCTTTTGGGAATGTAGCAAGCAGGGGCGCGTCGGCAATGATAGCATATAAAATACGTACAAGTGCTGGCACAGAAAGTCCTGGTAATTTTACTAATTCAAGTGATGCTTATGATACTTTCGTTTTTGCTTTAAGGAGGGCATAAACTATGGCTAACTGGTATGCTAAATCATTCCGAAAAGGAACTAATGCATTTGCTAAGTATTATAATGGAAGTCAATGGGTGAAAAAACCATTGAAGTTTTATGATGGAAGTAATTGGACTACCAGAAATGGTTCTCCAACAGATATTAGAGCACAGGTAATTACTGATTCTACAACACAAACAGCATTGGGCGCAACAAAATTTTGGAATGGTTCAGCATGGCAAGTTGTTGATGCACTAGCACAAGAAAGTTATTCTATAGTAGCAAGAGGAACAACAGACTCTACTACAATTACTGTCACAGTTGGATCAAAGACTGGTGGTGGAAATGCTTTTTACTTTAATGGATATGAAAGAAGAAGTATAACTGTAAAACAAGGATCTACTATTACTTTTAATACAACTAATTCAACTAATAATAGTCATCCGTTTAAGTTATCTACGACTCCTGACGGCACTCATGGTAGCGGAAGTTCATATAATACTGGAGTTGTATATAAAATAAATGGACAAACTGTAACTGAATCTAATTATGTTTCAAATTATAGTAATAATGGAGGAGGTTCTGGTCTAAGAGGAATTGTTTGGACTGTTCCGAATACTAGCACAACTCTATATTATTATTGTACCGTTCACAGTGGCATGGGAAGTGGTGCTACCATAACAACATCAACCACTGGTGAAATTACTAGTGTTGATGAGGGTGATAGTGTATATTTTCATGTTACAGGAAGAGAAGCAAGTGAAACATTATATTATGAAGTAACTAATTACTTACCATCATCAAATGTAAAGTCTGTAAATTTTGCGAATGATTTTTCTGCTCCATCTTCTTCGTCAGGAACAATAACAACTGGGTCGGATAAAGTTGGTATATTGCAAGTTACCACATCTGCAGATAATAGTTCAGAAAATACACCTGAAAATTTTCAAATAGAAATTTATAGTGACTTTAATGGATCAAAAGGTGATTTGGAAAGTTTCAGTGATGTAATTACGATTAACGATACTTCGTCTGCTGCCAATCCAACAACATCTGGAAGTTATGGCACTGTTAATGGAAATCAATATCTTGGTGACAGTGGTATTTTTGGTGATACGGAGGGTCTTGATACTGGAGTTACTAATTTCACCTATACATTCCCAACAAATACACCATTAGGTCATTATTATTTTGTTATTTGGGGTGGATACTATGCATATATTGGAAATAGCCCAGCGACTGCCCGTGATGCTGCTAGTGGGTCATTTAATGCAAGAATAACAATTGGATTACTTGTAACAGATGATAGTTCTGTAGTTCCACAAGCAACAGCATATAATTCTACAGAACTTGGATACACTAAAAATACTGTGACACATGGATATAATAATATAAATAGAGTTCAAATTAATAATACCACACAAGGAACTTCATTTGATACTACTCTAATATTCCCTGATAGTAGTACGGGTGGAGCAGAAACTGCTGACAGATATTTTGGATTAGACACTGATTCTCCAGACAATGTATTGCAGGTAATCCCAGGAGATACTATTTCAATTACTGTTAGAGTGACAAAGACGTTTGGTGATGACAATAGAGTTAGATTCAATCACAATGCATTCTAATATAAATAATAAGAGACTTTCATTTTCATGAAAAAGTGTCCATCCGGGCAATATTATTGTTACACCGATAAGAAGTGTAAACCAATCCCAAAAGGATTTAAGGTTGTAGGACCTGCTGGAATGCTTCGCAAAGAAAATGGACACACTGTTGATGAACCAAAAAATGGTAACGGTAACGGAAATGGTAATGGTGGAAATGGTAATGGTAATGGTGGCACTGTAAGTGAAGAAGGTCTCCGCGATTGGTTTGGCAAGTCCAAATCAAAAGGTGGAAAACCGGGTTGGGTGCAAGTAGTTTCTGGAAAACCATGCGCTCGTCAACCAGGACAAAAGACTACACCCAAATGCGTGTCCTCTGCAAAGAGGGCAAGTATGAGTAAATCGGAAAGACTCTCCGCTCAAAGAAGAAAAAGAGCTGCTGATCCAGGTCAACCACAAAAGACAGGAGCAGCAAAACCTACATATGTCTCAACTGACAAACCAAAGAAAAAAATGAAAGAATCAACCGAGTTTGTAACTTTACCTCTGAATATTGAAATTCCAGATAATATTAGAGATTTCAACTTGGGACTAATGTTCCGTGAGAGTTTAGATATAAACAGTGGTATGCTTTTTGTCTTTGAAAAAGTTGAGCAACAATCTTTCTATATGAAAGAAACGAAAATTCCTCTTGATATCGCTTTCATAAGAGAGGATGGAACAATCGAAAGCATTAAAGAATTAGAACCATATGACGAGAACCCAGTTTCCTCAGATGGAGAGGTGCTGTGCGCGTTAGAAGTAAATCGTGGATGGTTCGCAGAAAATAATGTAGAAGTAGGTGATGTGATTGATATTGAGGAAGGCAAGAAGGATGCTTGCTACCACAAAGTTAAGTCACGCTACTCTGTTTGGCCAAGTGCATATGCGTCAGGAGCACTGGTCAAATGTCGTAAAGTTGGTGCTGCCAACTGGGGGAATAAAACCAAAAAAGAAGAATTTGAACTTGATGAAAAGTGTTGGAAAGGTTATGAGAAAAAAGGCATGAAAACAATGTTTGGAAAGAGATATCCAAACTGTGTCAAAAAAGAAGATGTTGAGATTACAGATGCATACGGAGAGACATATGCCATAGTTCAAGACATTGTAAAACCAGAACCAATTAAAACATCAAATAAATCCATTGATTATGATACTTATGATATGTCTCACATTATCGAAAAACCAGTGTCTGAAGCAGTAAGACTACCTGCAAAAACTGGTAATATAATTGATACTTACTTCAATTATAGAGGTAAGTATTACATGCTTAAGATGTTCTTCCCTCAAACATCTATACCTACGAAATCTGATGTACAAGTTCAGATTACTAAGGTTTATCCCGGCGCGAAACTATTAAATTTTAAGGTTTCGGAGTATGAACCAGGACAACCACTCCTCTACACAGAAGGAGCAGCATGGACAAAAAAGTCGGGTAAGTCTCCCTCAGGGGGACTTAACGAAAAAGGAAGGAAGTCTTACGAAAGAGAAAATCCAGGATCTGACCTTAAGGCACCAAGCAAGAAGGTTGGAAACCCCCGTCGCGCATCGTTCTGCGCTAGAATGAAGGGTATGAAAAAGAAGCTGACTTCCTCCAAAACTGCAAACGATCCAGATAGCAGAATCAATAAGTCTCTTAGAAAGTGGAATTGCTGAGTAACCTATGTCTGATAATGTATACCTTGGTAATCCGAATCTAAAAAAAGCAAATACTGCCATTGAGTTTACTCAAGAACAAATTCTTGAGTTTATGAAATGCAAAGAAGATCCTGTTTATTTTGCCAACAAATATGTTAAGATTATTTCTCTTGATGAGGGTCTAACTCAATTTCATCCATATCATTTCCAAGAGAAGTT